AGCGGGGTTTGTGTTGCCTGAGCTAACTTGCTCATAAATAGAATAGTAGTATTGAGATAAGTCCTTGAAGAATGCTACTGGTGGGGTTTGTGTAAGGTCTGTTGGGCCTTCCACGAATCTGAACTTGTCATAACGAGTGTTAGTGGTAATAACTTCAGGGATGAAGGATATCTTCTCCTTTGAGGTTATGTTTTGAAACGAAAATAAATAATACGGATTCGACAATGTCTTATTCATAGACACAGTCGCAATCAAGTTATTTGTTTGTCCTTTTCTTATTATTAACATTTCTCAGTTATGATGTAATGCGCGTCCAGTTTAGGGTCTATTAGTATGTATAATATCTTCATAATTTAATTATTTGAAATGTAACTAATCATGTTTGATACTTGTGAGGTTCCTGTAAATACTGTATTGAAATTACTACCTGTATTTGCCGACCAATTTATACCATCATTAGAAATATAAGTGGCATTTATATTACCAGTTGTTCCTGTCGCTGAACTTGCGATTAAGACATCTCCGTCAGTTGCTAACCATCTAACACCACCAGGTATTAAAGGTTTTGTGCTTGTAGCGGCAGAAAAACTTAAACCATTAAAAGAATAAGCGATTGTATGACTTGTCGCTCCTGTTGTATTTGTTGAAACAACATATTTACCCTTAAAATATACTAAACTACTAATATTTTGAGTTCCCAATATAGAAGCAGTTGTTAAATTAGTTGAACCCGTCCAATTTATACCATCTACAGATGTTGCGAACTTATTATTATTTGACCCAACTGATTGTGTCGCAGCCCATATACCATTTTTGTAAATTATATTCGTAGGATTACCACTAAAGAAATTATTAGTTTGACCCGTCCAATTTATACCATCAGTAGATTTTGCGATTGAGGTTCTAGTGAATGATGCTCCTGTTGTTGTTCCTGTAGCAGCTGTTCCAGCCAACCAATAACTACCATTATATCCAAATGAAGCGAATTGATTTGGTATAGTCATACCTGGCTGAACTGTGACTGTTCCCGCAGAATAATTTATTCTATCATAAGAATATCCAATACTTGTATATCCACTCAATAATATTTCATTATAAGTTGAAGAACCACCTAATAACCAAATTGAACCATTTGTTTCTATTTTTGGTGTAGAAGAATAAAATGTTGGTGTAATTGTATTTCCTGTAAGCCAATTATATCCATCATTAGAATAAAAAGAATATCGGTTGGCACCACTAATTACTGTTCCTGCCGCTGCCCATAAAGAACCATCAGTAGCAAAAGTTGAAAATACAGTAGTAGAGGTAGTATTTACCGATGCTGTATTCCAAGTTGTTCCACTTGGTGATATTGAATAACCTTCAATACCATTACTACCATTTGACGCAACCCATCTAACTTGTTGTGGTGATGGAGAAGGAGTAGGTGTTGGACTACCTGTAGGAGTAGGCGTACATGGATTTTCAAATGAGAAATATGGTGGAGGTACTGGTGCTAAAGCACCAGTCGCATAACCTGTGGCAGGATATGCAACACTACCAAATATTATAGATGGTATTTGAATATAAACTCCACCACTGATATTAAGATTTAATGCGTTATCTCCTGTTGTTTGTAAAAGAACCCAACCATTTTCAGCAAGATTTAATGTATTAACAAAATATACTATAGTATTAAATTGTGAACCACTTTGGTTAACAAATGCCGCATAACTATTTCCACTTAAAGTGGTGTTATACACATAGGTTGTTCCTGTTCCACCTGTATATTCAACATAAACAGAAGTGAATGAACCACCTGTATAACTTTCAATTCTTGTATAAGACATACCGTCCACAGTAAATCCATAAGGACATACGGCATTAGGAGTAGGAGTAGGTGTTGGACTACTAGTATTTGTAGGAGTTAAAGTAGGTGTCTCAGTGTTAGTAGGTGTTGATGTAACTACTAATGAAGTAGACGTAGGTGTCTCTGTCGTAGTAGGTGTAGGTGTCTCTGTGTTTGTTGGACTTACACTTGGAGTATTGGTGTTAGTCGGAGTTTGAGTTACCGTAGGGGTAGGTGTAGAAGTTGATGTTATATCTGGAGTTCCTGTCTGAGTAGTTGTAGGTGTCTGAGTTTGAGTGTTTGTAGGAGTTGGAGTTGAAGTTTCTGTATTTGTAGGTGTTTGAGTATTCGTAGGTGTCTCAGTCGTAGTAGGTGTTGAAGTGTAAGTAGGTGTAGGAGTTTCCGTATTTGTAGGAGTTAAAGTAACTGTCGCCGAAGGAGTTGGAGTTACATTAGGGAGTGGACTTGAGCTTGGTTCAGGTACACCAGCTTCTTGAGCAGCAGTACCATCAACCCTTCTATAACGTGATTTTTTAACGTCCCATGCATCCAATGGATTTTTATTTAACGGAACCTTTGCACCCATAAAATGAGTTGGGCCATAATACGTTTGTTGTTTACCCAATACACCCCAAGTTCTTCCTAATTTGAAATTCCTCATTTAATTTTTTTTTGGCTAAAAAAGGGGGGATATACCCCCCTTTGATTTTTAATTTATTAACATGCGCAAGACGACAATGTCAATCCTACAAGTGTAGACGTTAATGAACCTGCAAGTTTCTTAGCTGGTTCCTTCTCGAAACCTTCTAATAACAATGTATATCCATTTCTGTCTGCAAATGCAGTTCCAGATTCTGCAGTACCACTCGATAGAGCCATACCAAAATCTTCACCTAAGTAGAAAATACTACCTTCATTTGTCTCAACAAACACCTTCATGTTGGTGTTTTGAGCCAGTAATTTGATTTGGTTTCTTGTGCTTTGTTGTAATTTCAAGAACACAAGATTCACTTGTTGGTTATAAACCACCGTACCATTTTCTAAACTAGCTTGAATGTTTTCAACAAAATTAGAGGTATTTTTTTCTACTTGGTATGTGTAAACAGTACCGCTTACCGCACCTACTGTTAAGATTTCTTGGTCGCCATTTTCAGTAACACCAGTTACGCATCCCGCAACGATGTAAACCTGCTTAATACCACCAACTGAATCACGACATCCTTTGCAGACGTTCGCTGTTGTATAACAAGATGAAAAACTCATAATTTTTGTTTTTTAGTTTAGTTTAGTTTATGATAATCCGTTAGTGATTACGTACTGAGGCCATGCGATTTGCACACCTAAGTTAAAGTTACTTCTCAATCTTACCTCATCGTAGTCAACTGCGTACCACATTTTTAATGTTTCAGCATCTGACAACAAGTTAACACCTAATACCATGTAACCAGCAGGTACCAAACATACCAAGTTAGAAGCGTTCAAACCACCTACTGGGTGAACTAAGATGTTCGTAGCTGGATGGAATGTCTTGAAATCTTCGTAAGAAGACTCAGGGTTATAGTGGTAGTAGTTAGCAGTTCTGTAGTTGATTAAGTACTTACGATAGTTAGCGTGAGACATGAATACAACCCAGTCAGTTCTGTCAACAACGTCATCAGGGATTTGCTCGATAAGAGCATCCACTTGAGTTAATGCAGATACAGAGCTAATAGCAGTTTGACCTGTTACAACGATACCACCTGTTACAGTTGTAGTTCCTGTTCCTTGTTGAGCGAACAATTCTTTGAATCCTGAGAAACAAGTGGTAGCAGATTGTGCACCCCAAATTAAGTTCTCGCAGTATTGTGAGATTTGTTGAGTTTTCAAGATAGAGATTTCTTCCTCGAATGGTACAGTTTCGTTATAGTCACCAGGTTGTAACAATTGCCCTAACCAGTAGTCAGAAAGTTCACGAGGACATAATGATTCGTTAACTTTGTACTGACAAGTTGTAATGTTTCTTTGTGTATAGATTGTGCTTCCGCTTGCATCCCATCCGCACGAACCTGTTTGCACCACAAGATTTGAGTTTAATAAGTTGATAGCTTGTGAACCAACAACTCCAGGTTGAACTTTGATGATTTTCGCAGTTTCACCTTCCAAAATAGCTTTTCTCATTAACTCACCACCGACTTGGTCTGTATAGGTAGCCAAACCTGATAAGTTGAATGAAAAATCGTGTCTTTTATTTGCCATAATAGTTTGATTTTATTTTTGTTTTATTGTTTATTTATTGTAAGAATTTCTTCTTGTTGCAACCAATTGTGAAATGTAATCACCTTTAGCAGCGTTAAATTCTGAAACCACGTTTTTACCCATTTTGATAGGTTCTCCCGCAGGTTCTTTAGAGAACTTGGCAACTTTTGCCTTCATCTCTTCTTGGTCTTTTACGATGCCACCAATCGCATCTTTAATTTCCTCTAAAACACTCATAAGTGTCTTTTTGAAGTCCCCATCAATCATATCACCAGTGTCTGATAATTCAGGTACCATACCCATTTCTTCTTCTTTTGAAGCCATCTCTGCGTTTGGTTCCTCTACATTCATTCTTTCAACGATTTTGCCATCCTTTGTAATGATTCTAATAACAACTTCTTTTCCTTCACTATCCTTAAGCATTAACTCATGCTCTCCGTCTGGTGCTGGTGTTTCGTTGCCATCAGTTCCTACAACTGATACATCTTCGCCTACGTCAAATGTAGGTGATTTGATAACGGTTCCATCTTTTAGTGTTGCTTCTGTGAAGCTTTCAGTTTGATTTTCCATATCGTATTTTAATTCTTTGACTATTCCGTCTTCTACTTTTATTTTGGTTGTGTCCTCCAACTCATATTCGTTGTCTGGAGCTGGCAATTGTCCGTTCTCTGTGATTACATAAATAGGTTCTCCTATCGCTAATTCACCCTCGATAATAAGTTCTTGCTCAGTTTCAGCAACTTTATAAGAATTGAATTTATACAAGCCCAACAACTTGTTTATTTTTCTAATTGCGTCTTGGTAATTCATTTTATTGATTTTAATATATTTTTTATTTCATCAAGAATGTCGTTATTGATAGAAGCAAACTTGGCTTTCTCCAAGAAATATCCTTGAACCGAAAAACCACGTAATTTACCATCTTTAACTTTGCTCCATGTATCATTATCCATAACCTTCATAGATATCATCCAAGTACCCTTTGGATATTCCATACCAAATACCTGTTGTTTATCTAACTTAGGGTCATCGACAATCCAACTTTCAACCACATCTACGTTGCTCAAAATCCTTCTACCATGTTCGATATTGGTTTGACCCAATAACTTCTCTTGCATGAACTTCTGTTGCAATTTTTTGATAGTCTCAACGGTGAAATACACATAATAAATCTCACCTGTAATTTCATTTCTTCTGATAATCATTTTATCAGGTATCATTGCTGGGCCTACAACCAATCTTTCTTCAGCGTTGAAGACAGAAAAACTCATCTCTGTATCTTCGTTTCTAATCTGGCTCAATTTTCTTGTACTCCATTCAATTCCAGAATCACCTCCCCATCCTAACCAAGCAACATAACCCTTGTCCTTCCAAGGCGTTCCTTTGAACTCAGGAGATATTTCACTATTTTGTCTGTGTCGTTCAAATGCTGCCATACGAGCAATTGTGTCTTCACTGATATTCTCCTTCTTACACAATTGATTAGCTCGAGCAAGACCTGTTTCAGTCATCCCTGCAACCTCATCTCTACCATACTCATCAATCCAACGTAATACCTTACATGCATTTTTAGATGCTTCTTCAGGATAGTCGTTATATGATGCGAATTTTTGTTTAGATTGTTCTTCTTTGATTGGAACACAATTTGGAACCATCTTACCTGTTCCATCATCCTTCATGCCGATTGCCTCATAACCAGGCCAGCAAGCTTCAGATAAATCAGCCATCTCTTCAGGATGACTATCACATGGCATATACAGGGTTTTATCCCCGTATTGGTGGGTATGAGAACCTTTACATCCAATCGCTAACGCCATAGCTTCGGCGTCTTCCTTGTTTTCAAACATAGGTAAAGATGCGAGTACTGGTTTTCTAACCAATTCTCCACCAACCTCATCTACGTAGGCTGGTAATGAACTTACATCTTGATTGAACTTTTTTCTCATTATTTTCCTTTACTAAAACCAAATCTTGGTGCTGTGTTTCCAGCTTCAATGGTAGCCGTAGTTCTTGTATCAGGCCCCTCTACTGGTGATTCACCGATTACCCCACGTTTAACTTTATCACTGTTGATAATTCTACCATCACGCTTGTAGGTTAGTCTAACCCACCCATGACGGCAATTATAACTTCCTCTCCACTCGAATATTGAATATCCATCAGGCCCAACAGGGTTCGCATTCAAACGAGACATTGTGTCAATATCTTCACGTCTAAACACCCTTGCAGCTGCCATCATTTCAGCACAGAATGTTCTGTTCTTATTGTCCTTAGGCCCTAAATATTTGTATCTGTATCTAACATCTGGTGTGTCCTCAAATGAACTATCATCAGGGTTAGCAATAATGGCAAACTCTTGTTTGTCTACACGACTAATTGAATGGATATACCAACCTTCTTTTTCAAGTAATCCTTGTGGTTCACCATAAGCGTGGAACATTTGTATTACCTGTGGAACTTGGTCGTCGGCTAATACATAATGACTTGGTTTCTCTGTGTCAGAGAAATATTCAAATAACGCTTCGTGAGCTGGCATCTCAACTAAAGCTATACCATCCAACCCTGCTTCAGCGTCTCCGTCTTGGATAGTTAGTTCAATTATTTTAGGCGTCATACTAATAAATATCAGTTTAAGTTAAAATGTTAAAAATTATATTGTTGAACGAGATTTTATTGCTCTATCCATAGCCATTTGTGTAGAAACATCACTTGCCAATACATACGTTTTAATTGGTGCCTGTTGAGCTGAACCAAGTGCGTTGGTAAGTTCGTTCATCGCTTGAGTTTGATTGAAACCAGCGTCAGCAATACCACCTTGAGCAAACCTTCTACCACCTCCAATTATATTGATTGTTGATAATAATGGCTTAAACATCGCTGTAGATGCCGCATTGATTATTGATTCACCATTTGATAACATCGCAGGGATTGAATCACTTGTTCCTGAACCATATCCTACAACCATACCACCACTAGCCAATCCTCTTGGTTTTGCTACAGATGTACCTGTACTAACTGATGATGGATTTGGGCCTCCACCAGTACTTGTAGGTACAGGTGTTGCAATGATATCTTTAACTGCCTTGAAACCAACCAAACCTGTTGCAATAGCTTGTGCTATTGCATAACCTGGTATTGCGGCTCCTGGTGAGCCAGCTGCAGCTCTTAATTGACCTGCAATTGCGGCATAAGTGTTAATCAACGATGCTGCCACCGCTAATGCCTTTCCTGCAACTGTATTCTTACCAACTAAATCAGCTAATGCTGCCACCGCATTTCCTGTGGCATTCAACATCGCCATTTGGGCATCGAATTTCTTTTTCTCTATGTCGACTTGAGCTGCGGCGTTTGCCTTGGTATTTGCGGTCTGTTGGTCTTCAATTGCTTTACGTTGTTCTGCAGATAGGTTTGCATTCGCCAATAGTTGTTCGTAATACAACCTGTCCTGTTCTACCTTGGCATCAAGTAATTGTTGTTGTAATGCAAGGTCATTACCAGCGTTCCTTGTGTCTTCAGCATACTTGGCTTCGTATGCCTTTTTCATCTCTTCTTGTTTTTTCAACAAGGCATCGACATCAGATTTAACCCTACGTTTGTTTTCTGTTTCAACTGCGGTACTTAAGTTCTGTTCCTCAATTGCAATAGATTTAAGACGTTCTATTTCTTGTTGTGTGAGGTCTTTTTTCTGTTCTAAGGTATTCTTCTCATCCTCAAGGTTTTTCTGTCTTGCAGCAAATATTTCGTCTTGAGCTTTACGTGCTTCTGTAGATTCCTCACCATACAACAATTTAGTCTCATTTAGGTTTGCTTCCAATTGAGCAACCTGTTGTTCTCCTAATCTTTTAAGTTCGGCAAGTTGAGCATCAAAATCAGCCTGTCTTTTGTCCTTGTCAGCTTTGAGTGCTTCCTCAACCTTCTTGGCATTTTCTTTACGTAATAACTCCTTCTGTGCATCAGTCAGTTTTTGACCTTGTATCTCAGCCTGAAATCTTTGTTCGTATAATTTGGTTAAAGCTTCTTTGGATGTATTCTCTTTTTCAACCTCAAGGGCAATCTTGGCATCAAGGTCAGCCTTACGTCTTGCTAGTTCATCTTCAGCAGCCTTCTTACGTTTTTCAGCTGCGGCTTTAGCGGCTTCATCACGTTTATCTTGTTCCTCTTTTTCAATCTTGGTCTGTTCCTTTGTACCTTCCTCAAATCTCTTACTGGTGTCAGTATAAGCTTTTACAGCTTCTTTTAGACTACCTTTTAATTGAGTAACCCCATCTTTAACTGAGTCAAAATCTAATGTGAATATACCTTTAAGGATTTTGGATACACCTAATCCAACCTGTTGAATGAACTTGAATAACGCAAATAATGACGAATAAAAGATATTGATACCTTTTGTGATGTAAGGTAATACTGACATCGCCATCTCAACGAAGATGTCTAATACAGGTTCAAACGCCTTGAATATACCACCTAAAATCTTTTGGAATGCGTTGAAGATAGGTTGTAGTTTCTTCATCGCCTTCTCGTTTTCAGAGAACGCTGCAACCAAACCAGCAAGTGCGGTTACGATAAGACCAATAATCGAGGCTTTTAATGCGGTATTAAATGAACTGAAGGCAACCTTCATTCTGTTGATACCAGCACCTACCATACCCAATGGGCCTCCAGCAGATTCTAATGAGTCAACCCAATCTATCGCACCCTTATTGGCACCTTTTAATTTGTCTTCAAGGTCATCAATCTCATTGGTTAACCTCTTAAACTCATCTGAACCTGCAGCAGCATTTTTTAACTCACGTTTTAATTGCTTCAGTCCTGCGATGGATTGACTTACGTTCGATTTTACGTCTATATTAACGTCTAAGTTTACATTCTTATCTGCCATTGTTAGTCATTTTTCTTAGCCATTTTTAAGAGCTCTGGCAAGAGCTTTACGATGTTCTGTAATTGGAAGAACTTCTTGTTATCCAATACTTCCCTATTCATCAATATTCTTAATTCACCTATTGGGTCTTGTTCTAATTCCATACTATAAAATATATTTTACCATTGTTTTATCCACATTAGTAGGTATTTCGTCCTAATGTAGTTTGGAATGTGTTTATGATTGTTGATAATGTAGATTCTTCAGATGCGGATAATCTATAACCAAATGTGAAGAAATTATAACCTTTGGTATTTTTACCACCACCTACATTGTTACCTCCAATTGGTTCTGCACCAATGAAATAATCTGTAGTACAATAATGAATACTATCAACGGCATTAGCTATTTGACTACCATTTTTGAATAACACACTTTGAGTATTTCCCGAATTTCTTGTTAAATTCCAATAACCTAATGTGGCAATTGATGCAACACTTGTATTATAACCTCCTTGCCAATCATAATAAGTTGTTGTTCCACCATTGAAGTTTACAATTATATAGTTTTGATTTGAATTATTCGCATCGGATGCACATACGTCATAACCACTATCATTACCAGGAGTTCCTGTCTTCCAAATATATTGTGAAATATGTACGTCACCTCCAGTAGTTGTAATATCAGTTGTTGATAAACCACTAAATCTACCATAAGCTCCACCACCACCTGCACCTGGTAATGTGAATCCTGAGAATGAATGTACTGCTCCTGTTCCAAACCAAGCAATTGGATATGTTCCTGGTGATTTTGCGTTGATTGAATGTGAATTTGCGGTTGAACCTACAATTGGATAAAAGTCAAATAATTTAGTGTATAAACCATTTGTTTTTAAGTTTGTAAATAATGTATTTGTAGCTCCTGAAATTGTTGAATTAAGGGTTCCTCCTGCTGCTAATACTGCCGCCAAGTAAGTAGCGGCATCTGAATCAAATGCTGGCGCTGATGAAGGTGTAGGTGTGTTTGTCTGAGTAGGTGTAGTCGTTGGACTAACAGTAGGTGTAGGTGTAGGACAAGACGCAGGATAGTTGATATAACCTCCGTTGTATTGTAAGAATCCGTTTGGCGGGAAGAATAAACTACCATCAATAAGTGAGTTATCATCAAGTAATAAAAGTGAACCTATAAGAGTTCCTCCATTGAATAAAGTATTACCTGTTGAGTAAGCTATATACCAACCACCAGCATTACCCATAATATCAGAGCCCCAAAATAATGAAGTATAATCACTACCTGAATTTATTGAGAATGCTACATAGTCATTTCCATCAGGGTTAGTTCCGTAGTTCATGACATTATCATCATAGTTATACCATGCGGTTTCAAATGTTCCACCAGTATAAATGGTCGCTCTATTGTAAAGTCCGTATAGATAACTTGGTGATGACGCACTTAAAATAAGTTGTTGAGGACATAATGCGTATGGTGTGATTGTAGGTGTTGGAGTTAAAGTTCCCGTAGGAGTTTGAGTATTAGTATTCGTAGGAGTTTGAGTCATTGTAGGTGTCTGAGTAGGTGTAGAACTTTCAATAGGTGTAGTTGTAGGAGTCTGAGTATTTGTAATAGTCTGTGTAGGAGTCTGAGTATTAGTAGGAGTATTAGTAGATGTGATTGTAGGAGTTGAAGTTACTGGTAATGTACCAGTTGGAGTAGAGGTATTAGTTATAGTTGGTGTCGGCGTAAGAGGACACTCCGTATTACTTGGAGTAATTGTAGGGGTATTACTTGGAGTATTACTTGGGGTTGGTGATAGATAAAATCTTGCCATTCTAAATTATATTACGGACACGGAGTATATGTGTTTATGACATTACCTGTTGCATCCACTTGAATTACATACCAACTTCCAGTACAATCTAAATTCACAGCAATCCAATTATTACCTCCATTAAATGGTATTGTTAATGCGGAATCATCATATATTACTTGTCCTACTGAAACCACTGGTAATATCGTATAATAAGGTCTCGTACAATTTCTATTACTACATGCCAATGCTCCACTAGCATAAGTTGAACTAGTTCCAAACCAAGTGTAAGTTTCACAAGGGTCTAACTCTTCAATTGTTGCATCCCCACCAAATAAAATAACACTTCCTTGACAAGCACAGAATGAGATACCATTCAACGGCAATAATGTCGTTGTTTGAGGATATCCATTACAATCAGTCCAATCTACAGTTGTAGATTCAATTGGGCTAATACTTTGAACGGTATAGGTATAACAAGGACATGCGTTTGTAGGTGTCGGAGTAGGGGTAGCGGTTTTAGTAGGGGTAATCGTTGGAGTTATTGATAAGGTTCTTGTAGGAGTAGGTGTGGGTGTCTGACTTGAAGTAGCCGTTGG